AGAGAGTGAGATGCACCCTCTCCTTTCCCTACAAATACCCCCCAACGATCCCCCGAGACGGATCGCCATAAGTATCCACGACCTCATTCCGCTCTGCCCAGTGATTGAGGAACGCCCGACAAGCATCCTCTGAGCCCATGACGTTGATTTTGCGTCGGCCGTCCGGGCCCGGGAGCCCGTCGCAAAGGACGGAAAGTCCAGTGATAGCCTGAGCGTCAGGGAGTTCAGCAACTTTTCGACCACGCAAGTCACGCACGGTGACGGGGTCGGACGCACATCCCTCGCACACCGAGCGTGACCAATCGTGCTCGTATGTGTGCGGCATATCTTCGACGCCAAGCAAGCATGTCACGGGCGCCGCACTGATTGTTTTTACCGCCGCTTCGATGTCGGCGGCTACGTCGGCTTCTGGCCGCCGCTGAAAGGCAGCGCGGGAACGGATCCGCCACGCCTTGAGTTCGGCGGGATCGACACCAGGGCATTTGCCCGCATAAGCGGCGCCAAGGCAGTGGTCGGCAGCGGCGATAATACACTGTTCGAGGGTTGGTGGGATCACCAACAACGACAAAACCTGTCCAAGAGAGGAAGCGTCAATGTATTCGGCGGGCGGGCGACCGAATCCCGGATCGCCATCATTATGGTGATCGACAACAATGTGTCGACCATATCCCGGCGCCTTGCACTCCACCCAGACCAGTGTACCGCCACCAAATGGGCGAACGAAATCACCATCGCGATCAATGATAGAGTCCGCCTTGCACGCGTTGCCCGGGTGGCAGCGCTTGCCCCCAACCGCAGCAAAAGCGTACGGTTGTTCGGCGGCGGACAGGACCGCTTCGATGGCAGACATTTCGGGGTCTGATGCCCCGAGAATAAAAAGGTAGTGCATAAGTCTGCCTCCTGAAAACAAAAGACCACGTGATATCGAATCACGTGGTCTTTGAAAATTATTCGCGAAAGCGCGCCAGCGCCGCACGGACGACCACAAATTCTTCCAACCCGACGACATGGTCATCAAGCTGGTCAAGGGTGTACGGAGTCGCCGGATGCGGCTCCGCCGCCAAGGTTACGTACGTGACCTTTTCCGCCTGCGCCGCCAGAGCAAAGTCTGGCAGCGTGGTGAAAATGTGCCTGCCTTGCACGTCGACAAACGACGCACGGGTCACCACGGGGGTACCTTGGGGGACCAGCCCCCGTTGGATAAGATACTCCCCCAAGAAGGGGTGTTGGGAAATCACGATATACTTCATTGCTTTTCTCCTGTTAGGCGCGGTTTTGCGTGCGCCCAAATCTCGCAATCGCTATTTTGATGACATCCATTTTTCGACGCTAACCGAACAAATTCTGTTAGCGTCTGCCAGCAACCGCAGACCACCGGAATCCCGGTGGTAGTGCGCGTGAACAATTCCCACCGATAGACGTCAAATCGCCAATCGGTTCGATATCGTCCAGTTACCGGGACTATATCTTCTGGCTGAATGTTCCACTCCGGGAAGTTCGCCTGAAGAATTTTGGCCGCCCGTATTCGCAAGCGGCCAACGTGATGCGATCTGTTTCGCCTCATCATAGTATTTTCACCAAAGCCCCTTGCGGATCATTGATCGGCCCCATCCACGAACCTGTAGGGATTAGCATGCCCTACGCCGAGGGTGGGGGTGTGGTGTTGAATTGATATTTGCGAGTGTAGCAACACCCGCACGGACGACGCTCCCATTTGTATGGAAACGTCGACAATGCCTTGTGTACTAGCCGCCGCACCTCTTGATGCGGCCCCCCGTACACCCGATTTCCCTCGATTTCGAGGGAGGGGAACATCTCCAAAATTTTCTTTTGGAGGTGCTTATTCGTGACTCGGACGGATCCCATTATTTCTCTCCTTTTAATAAACAGATCGAAATTGACCTGTCATTATTCTTATGCCACATTTGTTCTTCAGTATTGAATATTACAAACTAAAATTTAAGTCAAAAAAGAAAGGACAGAGACTTCAGAATTATCCAAAGTCTCTATCCCCAATTTTTACTCGATCGAGAAACGGGTAGCCATCTCTTCCTGCGCCATTTTCTTCATTGACTTCAGTGACGCACACATTTTCTCCATGAAGGTCTCGAACTGGGCGTCTGTCGACGCCAGCAACAGCTGGGCTGTTGCCTCGTTTTGACGCTCGGTGTTCTCTACCACTACACGAATGTACGCGGCCTCAGCCGAAGACAGCCCCTCTTCATCCGGGGGACTCCCCGGCATGGTACGGAGTATCTCCACCATGTACTCTTTGCCGAGGGATTTTACGAGATGCACGGCTTCCCGGCACTGTGACTCCATCGGAGCCAGCACTGCCAAAAGAAACTGGAGCATAGCTTTTTCTTGTGCTTGTGACATATTCATGATCTCTCTCCTTTTAATAAACAGATCGAAATTGACCTGTCATTATTCTTATGCCACAATTACCCCTTATTTTTGAAGGAATGAAGGACAAAAATTCTTGCTTCAAGTAGCTATTTTTCGCCACGTTCCAGCCGACAGACTAAGGCTGTTGCTTGTGTGTGTGCGGTAATAGCGTCGATCAACGGTCGGTTATTTTTAGGGTTAATTTTCCATGTTTTAGCCGCATCGACTATAAGACGGGCTTGACGATCTACAGCCTTTTTCGCCAACGCGATTGCGGCCCACCTTTTTATATCGTCTCGGGCCTGAGGAATCGGGGGCGCACAATACACACACCAATAAACTCCGTTTTCTAAAATCGTGGCGTTTTGTGAGCAGGGTTTCCATCGCTTTTTGGCAGTTGCGGCAGTGGCTCGTCCATTGCACGTAATTCTGATTTGCTCGGCATCCATTCGGCGTCCTTAGTTCATGAGATTGCGGTGAAATGAGTCTGCATCAAAATTTGATTTATTCGGCGGTGCATTAATCGGGGGATTTTTGTATTCAATTAATGTCGTAACGTAGTGATGGTAATAATCCGAAAGATCGGTATCGACAGGTGGCGCACTGTTCGTGCGGATTTTGCCGTGAAGATAGTTCGCCAGGATAAATGGCCAAGCCAGTATGAATAGAGTTGCGCGGAGGACCCATTTGAAGATTTTCACCTATTTTTCCTTTGTTGTAGGTTAAAAAAGAACCGATCCCAGGCGAGGCAAGACAACGAACGGAGAGAGAGGAGAGGATGGGTGCCTGAGATCGGTAGTGTTTGTTTGAGTCAAAATTTATCTGACATTATTATTATGACACAATTCATCGACTCATTTGCGCCGACTATCAAAATTAGAAGTTGGAAATAGGGAAGGTAGGATTTGAACCTACAACCAGGCAGAATATGAGTCTGCTGCTCTACCATTGAGCTACTCCCCCGAAATAGTTATTTTTCGTAGTTGGGTTTCAAATCCGTGTTCTCGCAGCGCAGTACGATAATCGTCGGCAGCGGTTTTTGACGCAAATTCTCTCGGAAAGAAATATTGCCCATCTAATCGCGCCGTTACTTTCCAATAAATCTCGACGGGCGGGTCGCACCCAAGGTCTGCCATTTTTTTCGGTACGATCTCTCCATTTTCAATGACAAAAACAATTAGCCCGTTAACTTGATCGATAACGACATGCGAGATGGTCATGCAAGGTCCCTGAACGGGAATTTTGAGTAATATTATCGAGAATCTTGATTTTATAGCAAGAAAAAAGAAAGGGATGGGACTGCGGCGCGTCCCATCCCTCGGTGCCGGATTTGGCTTGGTTGCCGCACGCGGCTCACGGCGCCGCTGTCACCCAGCCTTAGCCAGGTGAGTCGCACCCTCCGAGATACTAATCTCGTTAACCCCGTTAGCCACCAACACGCGAACGAGCGGTGGCATCCGGCGATTTTAGGCTCAGAGCTGCGTAACCTGTTCTCTAACGAGAATACCCACAGACTTGTAGCGGCGATCGGCGCCGCAATTAAGTTTACTAGGCTGATTTTCTATAATCTTTTCTTGTGAAAGACATGATGCAGCCATCATCGGCATCATCGTCCGCGTTGAAGATTGTGTCTACAGCGCGATTTTTTATCTCACACAAAACCGAGATTACGAAATCCGCAGCCAACTTAACCAAGTCACTTTGTTGCACAAGGCTCTCCACAAAATATCTGTGGGAAGGCTGGGCGGTGTATAAAAATATATCAGTTGTTCGGCGCAGAAGTCTTACTTAGACTTCGTCGAGGTAGGCTATTAAATAGCACTACACTATTATTGTGCCGCATAAAAGGCATATTTTTGGAGCTACCCTCGTGCATAATTTTGTGACTAGTTTTTTCAACGAATTAGAGAAAATCGCAGCCCCCCAAAACAACGGCGGAGGCATGGTAGCCACTTCTCCAGTACAGCTGGAGAATCAGGAGTTGACGGAGCAGATCAATAATATCCAGCTAAAGCTCCAACTGCGTCAAATGATGCAGGCCGCCTCAGCGATGCAGGCCGCAGACCAGCAGGCACCCCAAGCGCCTCCGCAGCCGCAGATGCCGCGCCAGCGTTCACAAGGAATGCCGGTGGATCCGACCGAGATGAGCGGAGAAGAGAATGTTTAAATTAGCAGGTCGTATTATCGATCAATACAGCGATCCACAGTTTGGTCCGGATGCTTTATTATCTGAGGTCGGCGTCCCAACAGCCGAAGAGGTAGCGGCTTTACCGGACTCGGCGTTTGCCCTCGTGGTTAAGACTGCATCCGGAAAGCATCGATTTTTTCCTATGCACACCGTTAAAACGGCTAAAGTGTCCGCCGCCTATTTTAATGAGTACGGCTATCAGCTTCCTACAGAGTGGCGAGAGAAAACTGCTGAAGCACTTAAAACCGCTAAGCAGGTCGTGACGTTGCCGGACGAAACGCCTGGTGTTCCTGTTGTGTCGCAAGAGCAGTTTACGAAAATCGCTCACGAAGCCTACTTGCAGCTATTCGACCGAATGACACCTGGTGAGCGAGTTAAGGCCGCAGTTGAGCTAACCGATCTCAACATTACTGATGAGCGCGTCACAGACTATCAACCAGCCGTGACTTATGGTGGGTTATTTAAACAAGGGATGATCGAGCGTAAGGCTATTTTGGCTGATTCTGTTGAAAAATCAAACGTATTGGCTCATTTGCAAATTAAGTTGGCGAAACTTGACGCTCTCCACGGAGCTTTATTGCTGGACGAGTTCGATCAGTATGCGAAAGTGGCTGGACGAACGATGGATGCGTTTAAGACTTGCTGGGGAAAACAGACTACACCTGCACACAAACCAGATCGATTGTTAGAAGAGCAGGTACTTATTAATTCATTGAAAGACAAATCAGAGTACATATTTGATGATCTAACCTATGAGGCGGCGAAGATCCTAATCAAAGATCCGTGGGCGTATTATCAACAAGCATCTCCAGCAGTCCGAAAATACATGTTAGAAATAGCTCGTAAAGAGATTAATCAATCTCCGAAACCTGTTTGGCAGAAAAAAGACCCGCCGGGAGGACCGAGGACCGCAAAAGCTCGAAAAGCTACACCGGGTCGGGTTCCGAAATGACTCCCGTCGAGATCCTTTCTGAAGTTACTCGCTTCTTTCCGAAGGACTGGGCTCGCTTAGAGCCTGAGTTATTTCGTGAAAAGTTCGGTAAAGACTGGACTATGTTCATGGCGATCAAGACAGTCAAAAGTCAGACGGATCTTGTTCTGTCTGACTTGGGCATCTTTGAAAACGTAGTGATCGCTCTGTCGGGAATTGAACCTATAATTGGTCAGACACAAATTTGTCAGCCGGGGGAGATTTTATGGGCGACCTCTTTAATTGAGTTAATCACTAAAAAAACCCCTAAAGATTATGGTCACGAAGTTCGTACCTACATTCAGGCGTGCTTTTCGGAACACGGGGTGTACGCCTATCCCGAGGAGCTAAAAAATTTCGAGCCGGAGGACGATAAGGCCACGAAAGATCGTATCAGATCGCAGCTACAATTCGGCACTAAAGACATCGACTCGGATGATCTGATTAAAGTGCAGACGGCAAAATTAGGAAACGTTTACGCCCAGGCGGAGAGCATTGCATCTAGACTGAAGATGTTGTAGTATCGACCCGCTTTAATTTCGGAGATTCTCCCTTGCCTCCAGTTTCTCAGATGCGCGGCGGTCGGCCCAGCTACCTCGGGGGATACCCGAATCCTTGGTTTGACCCCTCCTCAACTTATATCCCATCGACGATGAAAGAGTTGTTTCGATGGTGCCATTATCTGTATTCTTCTCATAGTGAAATTGCTCCTGTAATCAATAAAAAGTGCGCCTATGTTATTACTCGATTAATTTATGATACGGAGCGCGAACGATCGAAACAGTTGTGGAAAGAGCTTTTAGAGCAGACGCTTAAAATTCGGGAGTTTGAATACAAGCTCTTACTGGATTTAGAAGTGTACGGAAATTCTTATGCTTCGATTTTGTACCCGTTTGAGCGATATTTCAAATGCACGTGCGGATATCGGTTCTTATCACGGGGACAAAAGTGGCAGTACCAAGATCATCAATTTCACAGCAAGTGTCCTAAATGCAGTCGATCAGGTATAGTTCAGCCTGAGGATGTACCGATTAGAACGCGTTTACGGGTTAAATTAATTCGGTGGAACCCACTACATGTCGATATTCGGCATAATCCTATTACGGACCGCAGTGACTATATTTACCGCATTCCAAAGTATCTGCGGCAGCGGATGCTTCGTCCTAAGACTAACCGCGTGTTAGTGGAGGATACACCACTAGAATTTTTGCACGCAATTCGCGACCAGAAAAATGTTCTGCTGGATCCAGCCAATATTTACGTGTTTAAGACGCCGTCTGTCTCATCTGAAGATGACTCTTATGGCATGCCTTCTCTAACGCCTGTGTTTAAAGATGCTTGGTTGTTCCAGACATACAAGCGGGCACAGGAGGCTGTTGCGTTAGAACACGTTCTGCCGCTCACTATTTTAGTCCCGGAAACTGCGGCGGGCGGCTTGTCCCCACACGCGAATGTAGACTTAAATGAGTGGTCTCGAAAAGTCATGTCGATCGTGCATAAGTGGCGACGGGATCAGAACTCAATCTACACGATGCCGTTTCCGATGCGGGTTGAGAATATTCGAGGAGATGCGCAGGCGCTTAATGTTTTCAATGAAATGAACCAGATTCGTCAGCAGATTGCCGGTGGTCTCGACGTGCCGCAAGAATTTATTTATGGTGGGCTAAACTGGTCGGGATCGTCTATTTCGTTGCGAGTTTTGGAAAATTTGTTTTTAAGCCGCATCGAGCGCCTAAATGACTTCTTAGAAAATTTCGTCGTACCAAAACTTCGACGATATCTCACACTCCCGAATATCGCGATTCGTCACGCAGATTTCAAAATGGCGGATGATGCCCAACAAAAAACCATTGCGATGTCGTTGCGGGCTACAAATACTATCTCTGATCGTACGACGATTGAGGAGCTGGGATTTGATGCTGACTTGGAATTCAAGCGCCGTAAGGAAGAGACGGCCGATCGACACAATGAATTGATTGCCTCCATGAAGGCGAATGCCGAGGCTACCGGTATTTCGACATCGGTGCAGGCGAAGTATCAGGGCAAAGCGATGATGAGTCAGTATTCAACTCCAATGGCAAAAACGGCAGCCGGAGAGGGATCGTCCGCGCCAATGACTCCTATGCTCTTATCCCTCATGGCACATCATTTTATTAAGAAGCCCGGCTCGCCGATGGAGAAAGAGATTGAACTGGACCAGCTTTCTCAAACTAATCCAAAATTGGTTCAGGCAATTCGATCACGGCTAAAACTAATTAAAAATCAGGGTTCAGATAAATATCTGAAGCCGCTTCCTGAGCAGAAGGCGCCGCGACGAGCGGCTTCTCCGGTGTAATAATGTCAGAAAGTCGACTGAGAAAAGAGCTGGCCACCAAGGTAGCAGTAACGGCAGGGCAGCGAATAATGACCTCTACTCCTGCCATTAAGTTAGAGCAGGGGGGGCGGTAAAAGCATGCAATCGATGCGTCGGATTGAAATTCTTATTCTAAAGAATCCTGCTGATAATCGTCGTTGGCAGATGATCAATAACGATAAAGAACGGTATAGAGTTATTGAGCAAAAATTTTCGACAAATCGAAAAGACGTGGAGATCGAATACGCCTGTTTGATTATTTATGATGAGATCGGGGAGCAGCTACCTCTCACCAGAGAAACAGAAGAATTACGATCGTTTGACACAGCCCGCATACAGCAGTCAGCAGATAAAGAGTTGACTTTTGACGAATTGTTTGGTGCGTCAAGTGAGTCTGAACTCGACTCTTTTGAGCCGACGTAGACGTATACTGTAGCCAGAGGTTCCGATGCTGGATGTTGAGTCACAATTTCCCCGATTGCTGGATCGAGTGGAGGCGCTGGTTAAAGGCGTTTTTCCGATTAAGTCTCGTCAGCACTTAATCACAGCCAGTAATTGGCGTTGGGATAATTTGGGGAATTCTGTTCGTGACGATTTAGTGCGGCATCGACAAGCAAAACTCCGGGAGGAGTCGATCACCGCTAAATTGCTGGCGGATGTTCGAATTTCGGAAATTACGAGTGGGAAAGTAGTTGATCAAGTTTCCGGATACATCCTTCTTCGCGTACCGCACATCACCGCTCGAAGTTCTTATATTGTTAATGGCAAAGAGCTACAAACAATTAATCAGCTGAGGCTTCGTCCAGGTCTCTACACCCGTCTGACGGCAGACAACAACGTAGAGACTTTCGTCAACACGTCTGCTTCGGGAACTTACAGAGTTATTCTGGATCGCGAAACGGGCAAGTTTATTTTTCGGGTCGGTACTAGTGCCCACTTTCCTTTACCGGTGATCTTGCGAGTCTTAGGCGTTTCTGATTCTGAAATGCACAACGCCTGGGGCGCCGACATTTATAAAAGTTCTGTGGAGAAAGTGGAGCAAGGGCATCAGGTAATGAAGCTCATTGCGAAGCTACGCCCGAATTTAAAAGTCTCCACGCCGGAAGAGGCTTCCAAATTAATTGCTACATTTTTCGAATCAAAACCATTTGATCCGAAGGTTAACTCCATTACTCTTGGAACACCGTTCGCGGCAATTTCAGGACCTGCATTGCTGGCCTCTTCAAAGAAATGCTTGGAGGTGTCTAGGGGAAAATCGCCTACAGACGATACGGAAAGTCTGGCATTTAAGAGTCTTCATTCTGTAGAAGATTTTGTGCCTGAGCGTCTGGAGCGAGTACTTCCGAGTGCCGTGTTCGAGATTAAGCAGAAAGTCGATCGTACTCCTAAGGTGAGCACGGCTATTCCGGCTGACATATTTACGAAATCCGTGCAGTCATTTTTCACAACTAGTGAATTTGCCCGTCACGTAGATCAATCTAACCCGGTGGATATGATTGGGGCTAATTTTTTAACTACCACTATGGGTGAGGGTGGTATCGGATCAGAACACGCAGTCACCGACGCGGTGCGCCTGGTTCATCCTTCACATGCTGGAGTGTTGGATGGAATTCAAACTCCTGAAGGTCAGAAAATCGGTATTACGGGTCACCTAACTGTCGCGGCAAAAAAAGTCGGTAACGATATTCATATTCCGGTCATTGACGCGAAGACTGGTCAGAAGAAAAGTATGAATGTTAAAGATTTGGACACGAAAGTTATTGCGTTTCCAGATCAATATGATCTGACAAAGACACCGCCGAAAGCATTATTTTCGACGGTGAAAGCTCGCAAACAATCGGACTTGAAAACTTTCCCTGCGAAATCGGTGGAATATATTTATTCAAGTCCGCAATCATTTTTTAGTTCGACCTCGAACATGGTGCCTTTTCTGCACAACGATGACGGTAATCGAGTCGGTATGGCTGACCGACACATTGAGCAGACTATCGGGCTTAAAAATCCTGATGTTCCGCTCGTGCAAGCTCGTTATGGTCTTAAAGGTTACGAGGAGGTGATCGGATCTGGTGTAAATCCCAAAAGCCCAGTTAATGGGACAGTGCGTAAAATCACTGATGAAGGGATTTACATCTCAGATGGCAGAAAAGCGCACCGTGTTCCTTTACACAACATGTATCCGCTAAATTCTGATGGATTCATGCACGATACCCCCACTGTAGCGGTAGGTGATAAGGTTACAGCTGGGCAGGCCGTGGCTAATAATAATTTCACCAAGAACGATTCTTTGGCGCTGGGTAAGAATCTACGTACGGCGTTTATCCCATATAAGGGATACAATTTTGAAGACGGTATTGTCATTTCCCAATCTGCCGCAGAGAAACTCACATCAATTCATAAGTACGAACACAAATTAGAAAAAGGCTCCGACACTAAGGTGGGCCTGAAGCTTTTATTGGCGCATTTTCCTGATCAGCAGAAGACCGTGTCTGACAAGAAAAAATATGACACAGACGGTGTGATTAAACCTGGCGCCACGATTAATTACGGGGAGTTACTCATCCCGGCAGTGCGCAAACAGGTTTTCCATGCAGATTACGACTACAAAAAACTGCATAACGCTCTTTCGAATCAGTGGATTGATGTGTCTATTTATTGGGATAATGCACATCCAGCTCAGGTAGTTGACGTGGTTAAAACCCATCAATTCGTCAAGATTATCACAAAGAGTGAGGAGCCCGCACAAATTGGGGACAAGCTGTCGGGCCGTCACGGTGGTAAAGGAATTATCACACTTATTATTCCAGATGGTGAGATGTATCGGGACGGTAATGGCGAGACTATCGATCTGTTGTTTAATCCTACCGGAACCGTAGGCCGCGTAAATCCGGGCCAGCTGTATGAAGCTGCGGCCGGTAAAGCAGCGCGGGTGTCAGGGAAGACGCACTATGTTAAAAATTTCGAGGCAGGATCTACTTTAGATAAGGTCAAAAAGACCCTGTCGGCAGCCGGACTGGATCCGCATGGGGAAGAGAAAATCACTGACCCTACCACGGGGCGAGTTATCCCGAATGTTTTAGTGGGTGACATGCACTTTTTGAAACTGCGACATCGAGTCGCGAAGAAGTTCTCTGCCAGGGGATACGGTGGTGAGTATACCATCAACGAGCAGCCTGCGAAAACGGATGAAGGTTCGGCTCAGCGTATCGGTGGACTTGATCTGTACGCTTTATTATCAGGTGGCGCGACAAATTTTGTCAATGACGCCTTCATGATTAAAGGGCAAAAAAACGACGCATATTGGAGAGCTATTCAGTTAGGACTCCCCGCGCCTGCCCCGGCAGCTCCCTACGTGTCCGAGAAGTTTACGACTTTTCTGCGCGGAGCTGGGATTGATTTGACACGTAAAGGTGACCTAATTCAGGCGTCGCCGATGACTGATGCGAAAGTGCTCTCTTTGTCGAGAGGTGAGATTAAAGAGCCGTCTGTGGTGACAGCCACCGACCTCAAACCAGAGAAAGATGGGTTGTTTGATCCCGCAGTGACTGGAGGAATTGGCGGGGAACACTACGCCCATATCGCGCTTCCAGAGGCAATTGTCCATCCTTTAATGTGGCGAGCAGTGGCCTCGGTATCGGAAATGTCCGAGAAGGATTTAAAGCAAGTCTCGGAGGGGGCTCTGGGTATTAAGGACGGGAAGTTGGTGTCTTCTAAAGAGCCAGGTGCTGTGACCGGCGGTGACGGAATTCGAAAGATGCTGGCTAACATTAATGTCGACAGTGAATTGCGTAAAATTGATATCCAGTATAAAACTACTAAATCGGTTATGAAAAAAGATCATCTGGCTAGACGCCGTCGATTTTTAGAGTCGCTAAAACACCTGTCGCTCTCCCCAGCTGACGCTTACACCATTAAGAACGTTTCAGTAATTCCGCCGAAATTTCGCGCCATTTATCCTCTGCCGGACGGAGCACTTAATGTCTCTGACGCTAACCACGGATACCGCGAAATTCTGATGGTCAGCAACGCCCTCAAAAATCTGAAAAACATTAAAGTTGATGATGCTATTCTGGGCGGACTGCGCCGTGACCTAAATAACTCTGTTGGCGGCCTGGTTGGTACTCAAGAACCGATTACTCGGAGTTCGTACTTTAAAGGGTTTATGGCGACAATCAAGGGCGCTTCGAATAAGCACGGACTGTTTCAAGGTCGTGTTATGTCGCGTCCACAAGACCTTTCGGCCCGATCGACAATTATTCCGGATCCAAAATTTGGTATTGATGAAGTCGGTATTCCCGAAAAAATGGCGCTGACTCTGTACAAGCCTTTCGTGGTTCGTCGGTTAGTAGGCTTAGGCTATCCGCCCCTCGAAGCTCGGGAAATGACTGAGACGGGCGCCGAAATGGCGATGAAGGCGTTACACGTCGAAATTAAAGATCGTCCACTGGTACTAAATCGGGCGCCGTCACTACACAAGTTTAGCATGCTCGGGCTAAAGCCGACTTTGGTGTCTGGTGAGGCTATTAAGATTAATCCGCTAATTGTGTCTGGTCTTAACGCAGACTTTGACGGCGATACGATGGGTGTTCATGTACCGGTAACAGAAGCGGCCCGAAAAGAGGTTATTGAAAAAATGATGCCTTCTCGGAACTTGTTTTCTCCGGCCAGTGGTCGAGTGGTAAATCAGCCGACGATGGAAACAGTTCTCGGATTGTACTTGATGTCTAATCCCGTAGGGACTCCAATTGCTGTAGCCTCTGAAAAAGAAGCGATGGCGAAGTATGAGTCCAAGGCGATTGAAGTAAACGCTGCGCTGAAGATCGGTAATCGCGCTACGTGTGTTGGCCAAATTCTGCTTAATAGGGTTATTCCATCATATGCCCAAATTGACGGGCCGATGACTAAGAAAGTCATGAGTTCGACAATTGAAACTGTGGCGAAGAAAGATCCGAGTTTTGCTGCCGAGATGATGAATAAGTTGAAGGACTTAGGTAATCACTATGTTACCGAGGTTGGCTTCTCGGTTAGTTTGCGTGATTTGCATATCGACACGAAAAAGAGAGATAAAATTCTTTCGGACGCGGATAGACGAACAAAAGTCGTGGGATTCTCGAAAGCCTCAGAAGAGGCAGCTAAGCGAATTTCGGATTTAGTTCATAGTGATAAAGATAATCGTTTCGTGGTAATCTCTACTGGCTCAGGAGCACTAGGTGGTAAGGCCGGTTCAGTTAACCGGTTACTCGCGACTCCAGTAGCTGTAACCGATCATCGTGGTGTCCCCATTCCTGTTCAAATTAAAAAATCCTACGCCGAAGGTCATGACTTAGGATCCTACTGGGCCACGCTGCCCGGTGCCCGTAAAGGTATGATGGATAAAGGACTATCTACAGCAGACACGGGATATTTGACCAAGCGGTTGGTTCAAGCCAATATTGATACCATCATTTCCGAGACCGATTGTCGGACTACCCGAGGAGTGACGTTAGAACCGGGTAGTCAGGATTTAGTTGGTCGGGTGGTTGTTAACACACCAGCTCAAGGCTCAATTGCCAATCATATAATCACCCCGGACATTGCGAAAAATCTAAATAAGGCCGTAATGGTACGGAGCCCTTTAACTTGCCAGTCTCGTCGGGGTATTTGTGCGCGATGTTTTGGTCTTAACGAAAACGGTCAATTTTATCCGATTGGATTTCATATCGGCACGTTAGCGGCTCAGACAATTGGTGAACCCTCTACTCAACTTTCGCTTAAGGCTTTTCATGTCGGTGGCGCGGTTGGCCAAGGTGCAACCAATAAAGGGTTTAATCGAGTCGATCAGATATTCACCCTGCCGGATAATGTGAAAGGTCGAGCGGTATTATCGGCAGAGACAGGTGCTATCTCTTTTGTGGAGCGCAGCCCTCTGGGCGGTTGGAACGTATTTGTCAATAAAGCAAAGCATTATATCCCCAATGAATTAGGATTTTCTAAGCGATTGGGTGATAAGGTAAAGGCAGGAGATCAGCTTTCGGAAGGCGGGTCTATTCGGCCTCAGGACGTGTTACAGACTACAGGCGACATTAATAAAGTCCGCGACGTGCTTATTAGCGAATTAGATGATAATTTCCGATCATCTGGAGTTGCGATTAAACGCCGGATTTATGAAACGGTCGTTAAACCCATGACCCGGTTTGCAAAAGTCACCGACAGCGGTAGCGCTCGGGATTTTCACGCAGGTGACGTAATTTCAGTAGATCGAATTGAGCAACACAACAGCACGGCCCTGAAAGGAGGGATGGTGCAGTATGAGCCTATGTTAGTTGGTGTAGGTAAGGTTCCGCATTTAGGTGAAGATTTTGTTGGACGAATGATGCACGATCGAATTATTGATACAGCGCGAGAAGCCGTGACATTAGGTCGAAAAACCAATATCGGCAGCACCGGCCACCCTGTTTCTCATCTGGCGTTTCTTGGCTCAAAAAATAATCTGCAACCTATACTCCCGCCTAACAAATCGAAGTAAGATGGTTGATTATGATTGAATGCGGCACAGTTCGTGAGTTTGACTCTGATAAAAATGTGTACATCGTCAACCTTGATCGAACTGGTGACGTAATTTCTCGCGCCATTGTTTCGGGGGCGGAACGTCCGTATCAGATATTATCTCGGGTCGTGTGCGTTCGAGTTGTGGGGTTAGACTGGGCAATAATTGGGGAGGTTTCTCAGCCGCAGCCGTTGCCGGGAGACAGTCGTCCAAAAACACTAGACGAGACGATTGCTGAATTCGACTCGACCCTTCGAGATACACGAATTTCGAATCGAGCTGCGGACTTACCGAATTTTCGAGAAATCGGTGCTGATGTTCTCGTGACAGGTGACGCCTCGTTAGAGAATAAAACACTTAATCCCCGAACACGCAGTCGAGTTAAAGTATTCTCACACGGCTCGATCTTATCTTTCGCTTCCAATTTATGCTTTACGTTATGGCACCGATTAACTGGCCTGATGGTTACCCAGTGCCGAAGCTGGATCTTGCGGACAATCGGCTACGAGTTTTCGGTCTCAGCCAGCGTCGATAGTCCGCGATTAGTTAAGCGAACAGTGGTGCAAGCCAACCCTTTACCAAGTCAGCAAGCCTCGAATTCATTGCCGTTAATCGATCGAGAAACGATCGAAGGATTTATCCCGTCTCCTGATGATACTTACGCAAAATCAGCGTCTGAAATAGCTGAGCATCCCAAAGCTCGTCGAGGAATTCGGCTTAATCAGTTCGATTATTTATTCGTTGAGGCTGATAACAATCAACAAACTGTACGTTTGCGACTTGATAAAATTGAACGAGATGACACCGGAAAGATTACGTCTCGGGTTAATCAGGTCGTTAAAACAATTGGTCGGGTTAGAGATGATGGGGTTACGTTCAATGACGGACATTATGAAACTTGGGGGGATTGGGCAGAAATAAGCATTAACGCTACCGATAAGATTATTCGAATCAAGCACGTGGAATCCAGTCAGGTACTCGAAATCGCGGCGGCGGGTATCACGATGAGTCGGCAAGACCAGTCGATTGTCATGGATGATTCCGGTGTCACAATTAAAGCGAAGAATTTTCGTGTTGAGGCCGTTGACGATATTGTGGAAATCGCCGGTAAGCTACATTTATCCGAAGGCAACATAGTCGATCACAAGGCGCCTGGATAATGGGTTTTCGCGATAAAAAACCAGTTCAGCGAACTAAAAATAATTCTCCCGATCGTTCTGTTCGAGGAGACATTCCCGTATTTCAAGAGGCGGACGGAACTTTAGGTAGTTCTGGACTTCGTCCCGATCAATTACTATCTGAGATACAGATCCAGCAGCGCGGCGATCTTTTAATCGGTCTCAAGGATAATCAGGTCGGCATTCTTCCGGTCGGACAGCCGGATCAGATTCTTGTGGTTAATCCACTGTCCCCTGTTGGTGTATCGTGGGAAGATATAGACATTGGTGCAGGATCGCAGGGTCCACAAGGTCCGGTAGGTCCTCCCGGTCCTCCCGGTAATCCGGGAACTGATGGTGACGAAGGTCCTCCCGGCCCTCCTGGAATGCCTGGTCTCGCTGGTGCGCCTGGACCGGCAGGATCAACTGGCGATACGGGACCCGCAGGAGCTGACGGTCAGGTAGGACCACCTGGCGAAGACGGTGTCGCCGGGTTAGAAGGTCTTCCAGGATTGCCGGGGCGTCCGGGAAACAGTCCGACAGCGTTCTATGAATTTTCCTCCGACACCTCTTCGACCGACCCCGGAACTGGGGTACTTAAGTTCAATTCGGCGATACTTAGTAACGTAGATGAGCTATTTTTTAATAACTACACCAAAGAATTGTGGGATTTAGCGGATTTTTATAAAGGACTGGATGATTCATCTCCGTATGGAGCCATAATTTATATTACTGACACTACGGATCGATCTAATTTTCTTGTATTTCACGTCTCGACAGCTATTGATAGCTCTGGATGGAATATTTTTGAAGGAGCCATTATTGCGTTCGGGGGTACGTTTATCAACGGAATGATATTGTCTGTAGGGTTTTCGTTGCACACAGCAATAACGTTTTCGGCCAGTAGTCGAATTTTAGCTCGTATCACTTCTGGCGCAGGTCCAGCAGAAGAAGCTACGGGAGCCCAAGTTACCGCGATTCTTTCGAATTTTGTTGGTGATTCCGGAGCAGGTGGGACAAAAGGGTTGGTGCCTGCTCCCGCTTCCGGGGATGCGGCGAAGGATGCTGTGTTGTCCGCAGATGGAAGCTGGAAAAGTATGCAAGCATTTGTTCTGAGTCGTGTGTTTTTGTTGGGGTAGCTATGGTCATTATTGACGGAGCTTCTAAATCAATTACTGCCGTGCTAAGCGCAGCCCCTGCCACGACTAATCCAAATTTTGTCGTAAGCGGCGTGACTTACACCTCTACAGCAACCACAGGTTACCATAACGATGGTGCTCTGAATGGAACTACTCCGGTCACTCTTTTTGCGGCTCCTGGTAGCTCTACCTACCGAGAGATTAAATCGATTTTTATTTACAACGCAGATACCGCTGCCGTTACGCTCACTATCAGATTTTCCTCTAGCGGCGGGGATCGAATAATTGATGTTTTTGAAGTTCCAGTTCAAGCGTCACTCATCTGGTCCAGAGATAACGGGTTCCGACTTATTTCGAACGGACGTATTAAAAGAAAAATTGCGGCGCCCGTAACTCGGGATCTCACTACGTTCTACCACGTCAATAATAACGCCGGGATTTCAGCCAATTATGCCGCAGCCGGAACAGCCGCATCAATTCTTACTGATGGTATCTGCGCTGCGAATACTTTTTACGCACGAAGTTTTGTCGCCCCATATCGAAAAAATCCGGTGTTAGACCGTGTTGGATTATATGTGACATCAGGAGTCGCTTCATCTAATGCACGAATTGGAATTTATGCCAATTCTCGCTCGATTAGCACCCACTACCCTGCTGAACTTTTGTTTGATTCAGGGGACTTATCAGCTGCCACCAGTAACACCGAACGAACCGCAGCGCCTAATTTAACACTCACTCCAGGGGAGGTCTATTGGGCAATAATTTTTGCTTCGGACGCCTTTCGTCTCCGCGCTTCAGCCGCACCATTTCGGCCGTTTCCACTAGTCACGGACACTCTTAACTCATCTACACCGCCTAATTTACTGTCTGGATCTGTTACCGGTTTGACCTATGGAGCATTTCCAGCCATATTTCCGTCTGGTGTTTCTGGGTCGGTCTCCACTCTGTGCATTGTATTTTTGAGGTACTCCGCGTGAGCGTAGGATTAGACACAACTACCAAATCTGTTGAGATTATTTTAGGTGCTGCCGTTGTTACTGATGAATGCGACATCACAGCGGCCTGGGTAGACCACAGTAGTACCGCAGTTACTCCGGGCAGCACCGACACAATTTCAGCAGGCACCTCAGCAGTCACCGCTGTCGCATCTCCAAGTTCGGGTATTGTGCGGCAGGTATTATCACTGTCAGTCCATAACGCGGACACCGAAATCGTGACGGTGACTGTTCGGCTCAATAATAACGGAACTTTTCGTCCTATTGTCACCACGACGTTGTTTCCGAATGAAACGTTATACTACGGGGCTCATTCGGGGATTTCGGTGTCTTCGGGCGGTTCGATTAAAACAGAAGATGAATTTCAGCGAGCTGGCAGTCTTTTGTCGGCTTCTCATGTGGGCGGTGCGGCAGGCATCTCAGCTAATTATCAGGCCGGAATTGTCACGTCCGCCGCCGGTTCGACGCTGACCCTCACGAATAATCTTTTGATAGCCCTGCCGTTTGTGGCGCCACCAAGACTGTCAATTTTAAATCGCATTGGTGTGTACGTGACAACTGGTGTGGCTTCATGTGAGGTTAGATTAGGTATCTACACAGCAACCTCAGAGACTAATTTGTACCCCAATGCGTTAATTGTGGACTCGGGGGTATTATCCATAGCGACCTCATCGGCAGCCGCTGCGGCGACAATTAACACGCAACTCATATCCGGTCGACTATACTGGGCGGTCTTGAATGCGAACGTACCGTCTGGATCTCCGGTAATTCGTTCCGCCGTTGTTAACGGTCTGTATCCGATATTCGGAGTTCCTGATGCGTTAAGTACTACCGCTCCTCAATGCGGATTGTCAGGAACACGCACCTTTGCCGCGCTCTCAGCGACTTTCCCAGCTAGCATCGCCGCCTTGGCAGCCCAGGGTCCGGCAATTTCGTTGCGTTATTCTGCATGAGCTATAATTTAGTATTGGAGACTTATCTGTGGTAATGAAACGAATTTACGGGCCGACAGCAGCGCCAACCTCGCCCACAACCCTTTACACGGTGCCTGCCGGAGTATCCGCCACGTTGCGACATATTCATATTCAAAACCCTGGCGGCGGCTCGTCCCGAACTATCACCATGTCGATCGGTGCGGACGCAGCGGGTACGCGCATTCTGGACACTTACGCAATTGCTGCGGGTTCTTATTTATCACTCTACGGCCCGTTTATTTTAGCGGCGGGCGAAGTATTGCAGGCCACAGCCAGTAATGCCGCTTTAGTCATAACGATTGCCGGGGAATTGACAGCTGTATGAGATCCATTCAGACAAATAATGGTCCAATATCTTGTGGAGATACCCAGAGAGCGGACCGTCGAGTGCGAATTAATGGTCGTCCTATCGTGATTGTTGGTGATCTATCTGAAGGTCATGAAGGATTTCCGCCGACTCCCGCGATTGAGGGACATAAAAGTGTTTTAGTAAATGGCGTGCCGATTGTTTGTTTTGGCGATAGGTATGCTAATCATAGTAACGGATCTGCTACTCACACAGATCGACGCGCAGTTGAGGTTACTGGTGTAAGGGCCGGGTGATGCCGGAGATGGTATGTTGAGCTATACAGACGACTCGTTATTCCTTTCTCCGACTTCTTACTTGGAGGCGGAAAAAATCGCTTCCACCACTTTAAGTCGTGATGGTGATTCTTGGGAAGAGGAGATTATTAAAGAGCTGCACCAGTCACATCCTTATTTAGTGACTCGCAACATTAAAATCTTCATCACAAAAAGTGATCCTGAGAATGGTGTCGGCATCGGGTCTATTCATTTAGACAATAAACTGGTCATCCCGATTATCATTGATCGATTTAAATTGGCCCCTTTAGATCTGATGTGGGATGAAAATCAGCTACTGCCTCTGACACGGCATTCTTTAGAAAAGAAGGTGCAGGAAACGGCTAACGGGAAACCCACAATGCCAGGCACAGGCGAAGCGACCGACGTGTCGTTGTACAGCCGTATGCAGCCTCCGTTTGATGGGAAATATAGCTACGCCAGCTTCGCCGCTGAGGGCGAGTTACCTGTTATTACGCGAGCACTAGAAAAACTCAGCGATGTAGATCGAGAGTGGATTGCCCGTTCCCCGTCATTACGCTCAGTATTTTCTGCTTATGTTACGAAAACTGCGCAGGCTACGAAGGGGAAAAAGGATGACCTTTTCACACTCACCCCGTATGTGGACTCTCATAAGGGTTTTCAAAAGATTGCCTCTTGTGGTGTTTTCTCTATTCCAACTGACAAGGGGCTTGTTCCTGGGATAGTCTTCAACAAGATTTTTGATGTTGAAGGCAACATCATGGATAAGGTTGGTTTTATCGCGGCTATTGATGGAAGCGGGCGGCATACTGCAATTATGCCAGATCAGTCTGTTATGGGTCGTCCGCTAACGACCGGAACAGTGCAGGTCTCAACTCCAGCTGTCGGGGATTCCGGCATTTTCTTCAAGATTGCGTCCGGGGCAATGATCTGTTCCCGACCAATTAAACTGGCCTTTGCCTCAGCGAATAGTTCATTCGGCGCCGTGATGGATGGCAGAACAATAAAAATTGCCACATCGAAAGATTTTCAGTCGCCTACTTACGTCGATAAGACGCTCATTATTCCGGAGGATTGGGGCTGGTTGAAGGTTGCGTCTAAAGTAGTGCCCTTGACTAAAGTTCTGTCCCAAGGCTCTGGTCCGCAAGTTCGTGTGGCGTTTGATGGTCATAATTACGGTGCCGAAGTCGGTGATGCTCAGGAAACTGGTTCGAAGGAGTGCGTCGCCACATTTCTATCAGACAAGTTAGGGCATAGAGCTGCGAAGTTAGCGATGGCTTCGTTGGTAAACCAGGGAGATTCTGCGACATTTTCACTTGCAGCTTGTAAAGTACCGACCTTATCGGCTACCGTAAAACCGATTAATCTTTGCAAAGAGGCGATGTACATCGTACCTTCTGCTGAGTATTGGCTTCCGTTAGGACCGCGTCAGCAGCGTGTAAAAATTGCTGCGGTTACGGATGATGCGGCTAAACAAACGGTAGACGCCCTATTAGGTTTGAACTTTTTAAATCAAGAGACCTTGCACCGGTTCCTATCGAAAATCGACTTAATCGATACGGCTCGGAATGAAGTTGCGAAATTATTACTTGCGTCTCGCATGGGTCTCGACGTAGACTCTCGCCCGCTGCGAACAGCGATGTTCGCACTTGAGTCGGTCAGTCGAGATCTAAAGGAGCTGCGTAATGGCGCGGAAATTGAAGAGCAAGAAGGATGAACCCGCGTCGCCAGCGTGGCTGACTTATCAGGAAATTTTGAATCGTTACAATCTGTCGATGGCGACAGTTCAAAAATTTATTAGTCGTGGCTTATTATCGTCGTGGACTCCTAAAACTGAGAATGGTGTTTCTCAGTATCTTATCACTGAAGCCAACGATTTTATTCTAAGAATGGGGGCTGCCTGTCCTTATTCGATACGTGGATATAAGCCACCATTTTTACGATTTCTTTTGCTGAAGTTTCTCTCACTGACAGATGAGCAAATTCTATTGGACATGGCCAGCCGACGAATTGGTGGGCGAAGTTTGTCCGTCGAATCACTGTCGGCCCTAAGACGAGGACTGGCTGACAGCTTGCCTGAGTCTGTTCGTCCTTTTTTGACGGGTGTTTTGCCGAAAACCGCTGAAGATATGGATAGATTAGAAATCTATACGGTGGTGGCCGGAGTACAGACTGCTTATCGAAATCCTGAAATTCTGGATCAGTTTTATTTCATCTCTGAGGACCAAGGACATTACTTCACCCAGGTTTCAATGACCGGCAGCGCCCCTTCTGAATGCACCCTGGCTTGTAATAATATCGCCGGGTCGACTGTGTTTTCCGGTGTCGGCTTTCATACATTTAGACATCTTTTTGCAGATTTTCGATTTTGTAATGAAAAATCGATAAAGTGGTTCCTTCGAGGTTGCCCTCCATCACAACGAGAGTTTTATCTGATTGCCAAGACTAATCCGTTGGCATCTTATTTAGTTGAGGTAGGAGCGGAAGTCGATTTTAAGAAGTCGCTGAAGGTAGCCGGTATTCGTATGACGAGAGCTATGATAAACCAGCTTAGCGTCGGAACTCCAGACAGCATTCAGTTAGCAGTAAAATTGAGCCCAGCAATCGTTCGTTTATGCGATTTTATTGGAGAGGGTTCTTCGACCAAAGGATTACCGATGCCGATAAGAGATCTCTCGGCAGAGGCGGCACCGATCGCGGAATACGACTACAACGAGAAGTTCCCGAACAGTGTTTCGGATGAGGCACGTCGTGCGCAATAAACCTATTTGTTCTTCATTCTCGTCAATTCACGACGATGAATTTATTGACGAGCAGGTGGACGAAGCCAATCTTGACTCTTCATTTTATTCTTGGGACGATGTTGCTGATGCTGACCCTATCTTATCGGAAGAGGACTCCGAGGAAAATAATGAAAATAGGGCGGCAGCATTGCGGGCTATTGAGGCTGCAAATTCTCGTCAACTATCTGATTACGTAGAGAAATATATTACTGTCGAATCTCGTCCTTTCAGGTTTATTTCAGAGTTTCCTGGGATCGGCGGAGTGCGTTCTGTTCATGATAGAACTTATCTACGGCCTCTGTACGATTTGGCGAAGCAATACCCTATCGGCAGTCGAAATCAGGTTTGGTCTTGCGGACGTCAGGTCGAAAAATCGGTTCAGTGCTTAAGCCGTGTTTTGATGGCAGACGGATCTTTGCAGCGTGCCGTAGATATTCGTGTCGGTGACCGTGTTATCGCGATCGATGAACGGTCATACAGAGCGTCAATTCAGACGGTGACTTGGAAATCTTCCGTATATGAGAAACCGTCGGTTCGCATTACGACACGACAAGGTCATTCTGCCATTTTCGGTCACGAGCATCCGATCCTCTCCTCAGGTAACTGGGTTAAATCTGAGGATATCACCTTAGGTGATCGAGTAGCCGTCATAGCTTCATTTGAACCGGAGACACAGACTGAGGATCGTGATGCAGAGGCTTGGGCGCGTCTTTTAGGCTGGCTCGTTTCAGAGGGTTACGTCGCAAAGGATATCACGTTCACGAATTCGGATCCTGCTGCCTTAATGGATTTTCAAGCGGCATTGACTGCCGCCATACCAGAAGCTACGTGGGGCGTTTCGGCAGTACGAAATGCGTCGGGTATCGAGCATGCCTGGTCCGTTCGCGTACATCGAGCCACATCGACTGTTCTCCAGGCAAGAATTTCTGAGGCATCATCTTTTAAGAAACGTGTACCGAGTTGGGTGTTTTCTCAACCCCAAAAGATCCGAGCCACATTTATAAATCGGTTATGGGGAGGCGATGGATCATGTTTCCAACCAACGAAAAGTAAATACGATATTACGTACACGTCTGTTAGTTTAGATCTGTGCAGGGATCTTCAAGCTCTTCTGTGGGGTTTTGGTGTCCCGACATCCTTGCGTAAATTCACCCCTTCTATGTATAAGCAGACTGATAAAGTGGCTTGGCAAATCCGAGTCGAAACTCAGCGAGGGGTGCGCCGATTCCTGACCCAAATCGGCGCTTTTGGAAAGCCTCTTAGTCCACCCGCATCGATCTCAAATAATAATCGTGATACTCTGCCGAAATTGGCTATTCAGGACGAGATTCATCGCATCTACACAGAAACAGAATCCAGGGACCGCAATTTACGCAAGGGGATCAGCCTCCATAATTCCGGTTTACGCGTCACGTTGAAGCACGCTCCAACTCGCAACAAAGTTGCGGGTTATGCGTCGTCCTTTAGTGCCCTCGGTTTGGATGTATCGTCCTTAACTCGGTGGGAGTCCGACGCTTTGTTCTGGGACGAGGTTATAGAAGTCTCTGGTGCAGGAGCGACGAAGTGCGTCGACTTCACTGTGAGTGAGCATCACAATTTTATCGTGGAAGGTTTTGTCACTCACAATTCCACGTCTCAATCGGCGAAATGTATTACTCTGGGCGCCATTATTCCTTCTTTTAAAACACTATATGTAGCCCCTCGGTTTGGTCAGGTGAGTGTGTTTTCCAGTCAGCGGTTTAAGCCGATGGCGGAAGATAGCCGAGAGCTGGTCAATGAAGGACTTGTACAGCCCTCACGAACTCTGTGGCAAGTCAGTGCAAAAGAGTTCACAAATCGCAGTTTTTTTAATTTTCGGTCCTGCTATATCACAGCCGATGGTTGTCGCGGTATTACCGCGCACGCTCTCTTAATCGACGAAGTTCAAGATATTATTTCAGATAATATTCCTGTGCTGGAGGAGTGCCAGTCTCACTGGGGCTGGGAGACCGGGCTCCGCTATCGGATGTACGCCGGGACGCCAAAAACATCTAATAATACTCTAAGCCGTCGGTATCGACTATCGTCGCAATTTGAATGGATTGTGCGCTGTCATGCGTGTAGTCACGACAATTTTTTAGATGATAAAGTCGTAGGAAAAAACAGCTACATATGCACCCGCTGCGGCAAGCCGATTTTCATGCGGGACGGTCGCTGGGTTCCAATGAACCCCGCTGCCCTATCGAAATGCTGGGGTTTTAGAATTTCTCAGATGATGGTGCCGTTTAAAACGCATGCGGACATCAAAGAGAAAATGGAAGATCCAAATGTTTCACAGTTGAAATTAAATAATGAAGTTTTCGGGCTATCATACGATGAAGGCGAGTTAATCCTTACCGAAGCTACAATGGTCAAAAGCTGCGTGGCGGCTCATCATAATATGACTCCGACTGAGGTTGGTCGGCTGGCCTCGTCAGAGCATATTATTGTGGCTGGAATTGACCACGGTACCGGGGAAGGCGATTCTCCGTCATACACAGTTTTGGTGCTGGGTACCTACGACCGCTCATCGGGAGGTTTGCGTGTTCTTAGCATTACAAAATTCATTGGTCGAATGGCTGCATTAACTCCGCAACCAGGCATACTGAACACCATGATGCGAGACGCCAATGTCACCTTGGCTTTCTCGGACTGGGGATTCGGCGCCCATCAAAATGCTCGGCTTGTTGATGAGTTTGGCTGGACCCGTGGTCCTTCAAAACGAACCCTTGGCGAAGTTCAGTATGTGGCGCAGAGACAATTGGCGGTTTATGATCCGGTGGCTGGCAGATATAAATTAGATCGAAATCAGTCGATGATCGCGTGCATCGACTCGATTAAGATGGGGCGCATAAAGTTTTTTAACGAGAGCGCCATGCGACCATTTTTTACGGACTTTGTGACAATCTACTCAGAATTTAACGAGACGTACGGCACGATGAAATTTGATCACGTAGAGCCGGATGATGTCTTTCATGGCGTAAACCTGTGTTACCATGCAAGTTCAGCGATACGTGGAATTCTAGTTCCAAATGTTTGGGACATGACGAAGCTGGATGTTGATAATATAGGGTACTGAGATAGACTCAGATATAGACGGCTTACACTCTTAATAGTAACTATCTGGGGTCCTTATGATTACTACGACACAGCTTCAGCTAATGGCCAAGCAGGCCGTCGATATTGCGTCCGCCAGCTCAGGGCCAGTTTCTTTGGATAGTGCCATTGCCAAAATTGCTCAGGACTCAGATTTAAATCAGCATTCTTTGAAGCGATTGACGGAACTGGTAAATCACGAAATGAACGATCGTTTGCGGAAAACCGCCACCGATCGCACATTTACGTTTAATCTGGCCAGCCTTTCCGGCGTCTTGCAAGAGATGCCTCATCTTCAAAATATGCCGAAGGTGGCCGCGCATCAGATCCGCTCTCAGCTCGCTAAGCATGTTGGCTCTGAGTCTCGAATTTCCTTGGATAAAGTTGCCTCTGCGATCACTGATTCTCGGCAAGTATCAGTTCTACAGACTAAACAAAACCTGAAGAAAATTGCCAATTGGATCGAGACACACTATAAGCAGTGTTTGGCAAAGCAGGCCGGGCTGCATGCAGCGATTGGTGAGGGTTTAGATGAACTCATCCGTTACGCTTCCACATACGTTATGGACGGTAAAGATTTTTCGGATCTGAAGAAATTTGCGTGCAGTGCATTCCCTCAAAACTTACGTGTGTGGGATGTTCTTTTTGACGAAGTTCACTCAAAAGTTGCTGCTCGATTGTTGTCGCCGAAATCACCTAACACTAAATTAGCCGCACGACTGGCTCCGCCCGCTAAAGGAGCTGATCTACCTTATCAGGTCATAAATGGTTCATCGAAATTTATGACCTTTCTGGATACGATGAAAAATAAAATTTCTGCCGAAGATCAGGCAGCGCAGAGTACTAACCTGCTGAACACCTTCGGTCCCGCTATTACGGTTGGAATGACCCGAGTAGAAACCGTGGATGAGGTGCGGGATTACCTGAAAGAGCACATCGAGAAATTTGCAGAAAATTGCTCTGATCTGTCTTTCGTAGAAAAAAACATCGAGAAATTGGCGGGAGCCATTATGTCCGGCCTCGGTGGTTTAGCCAAAGAAGTGGGCCGGGCCGGGGCCGGAATTGCTAAACGAACTTGGCGACCGGCACTTCGTTATGGAGCCCCGTTGGCTGGCGCCGCGCTTGCTGCGGATGCCCTTGGTGACGCCACGAAAAAGAATTTAGGGGACTACCGTCCGGGCGCTTATCGGGGTGTTGATGCGGGCGGGACTACAGGTCAATAAGGAGTAACTCATGGCTCTCTCAGATAATTACAGCGCTACATTTTCAGACCTCACGGAAGAAGAGCGGGCTGAAGTGGGTTCTTTTATTGTCGATTTAATTACTGCTCAGACCTATTCCAACCAGGCAAAAATCGCCAGTTTAATCTCTGGGGCGTTGACAGATTTATCAACCGATGAAGACAGCGTTTCACTGTTTTGCAGAACCGCCGATTACGTGGAAGAGTGTGGCGAGACTTTCGATAAAATCGCCATGGCGGCTCTGATGACCGTAGTGGCTCCGATGGTGAAATCCGCGTCGGCGGCCGTGCAGGTCGATCCTCACACAGGCGCTCCCTACACCGGAATGCCGGGCGCAACTTCCAAAGCACCAATGTCTCATGCGGATAAGTGGCGAATCGGCTTGAGCGCAGCGGGACTTGGTATAGCGGCCGCTCCGTTTATTGCCCACGCAGTGAAAGAGCGCCGACGGAAATCACAAATTCGTAATTCATTCCAGCAAGTTTTACGAGAACACCCCCACTTACAGCAAGATCCACATATTCACAGGTATTTTCATGCGGTTGCGAACTTTGCTCCCAGCGTTGCTGCTAATCCGTTATTAGCTGGGAATGTGCTGAATTCTATGCACCAGATCGGACCTGCGGCTGTCACTCCCCGAGCTATCGGAGAATTGATGAGTGTAGATAAGGACATGAGTAGCCGCCAAGGTTATGGTGATCATTTAAGCGGCGTGGCAACGGGTCTTCAAAACGCAGCTAAAAATATTAGTCAATTAGATCAACGACGTGAATCGGCGACCAAGGGGGCTAAGTCATGAACGAACCTACGTTGCGTCGAGAATACACCGCGATTGATCTGCATTCTCCTCCTGGACAGGTGTTTCGAAAAAAGCCTTTTGCTAATGAAGATTCTGGTGATGCGATCATGGCCAAAACTCCAAGTGATTTTAGTCAGAAATTAGCCGCCGCCGCACTGGACGCAACTAAAGAGGCTAGAATGACCTTTGGCGCACGTGTTCTTCGCAGAACAGGTAGACAGGTAACGCCTGCCGCCGGAGTTGCGCCAACGCCCCGTGCCGCGCCGATGCCTGGTTATCCGCAGAACACCTACAGAACACCCGGCAGTATTTCGCAGCACACAATTGGCGGACAGCCGATGGCATTCTCTGGTAGTCATGCAGTGCTACAAGATCACCAAGGTCACCGCTTACCTATGAACGAGGCGGAGCAGAGCTATCTGCACAATCGACTGTCGTCCGCCAGTAATCTTGAAGCATATAGAATGCGCACTCCGGAGGCTAACCGAACTATGTTGGGCGGTTTCGGCGCCCGATTAAAAGATTTTGCTGCTAATCCCGTCACTCAGATGATCGGAGCGCCTATCGCAGCTAACGCTGTGCTAAGTCGTATTCCTGGCGGAAAAGATGAGCATGGGAATGATCGTAGCATGGCAGACACCACCGCCGGGCAACTCATCACCCATCTTGGCGCACCCTTGGCCGCAGGCGCCCTTTCCGGACGACTTCGACCGAATATGAGCCAACATCTTACTACCATTCCGACACCACAGGTCACCGCATGATCGAAAAACGCATCAGTACTGAGTGCAAAGATTGGGGACCAGATACTGTTCTGATTTCTGATCGGCAAACTCTGACGAAAGTTGCCAGTGCGGCACACACACCGTCGGAATTGTTAACGGTCATTGACAAATTAAAACCCCGTCCAGAAGGGGTCTACGTACTAATTAACGCTGTCGGCGCCAGCGAATACTGGGGGCAGAATGCCAATGGCGATGCTTTTCCAGAGTGGTCACTTTTAGGTCACGAATGTCCTGATGAGGCGAAAGCTATTATTGAGGCGTGGAATAAAAAACAGGAACTTGAGCAGAAACGCCGCATAATTCCTTCACAAAACAGTTACGGATATAAAACCTTCGTCACGACAGCGAAGCCGTTTATTCTTCACAATAATAAAGATCCGCTGGCGGCAACCGGTGATGTGATTGCTGCTGCGTATAACCACCACATGCACCGGGTGGAGCTGATCGTTTTTATTTATGAAGCGCGGGACCCGGAGGGTGTAAAATCGCTGCGCAGTGACCAGCCCGTGGCGTGGAGCATGGGCGCTCGGGTGCCTTTTGACGTCTGCACAGTGTGTCACAGCTTAGCTAAAAATCGATCAGAATATTGTGCCCACCTGCTTACGTCTATGGGTCAACTTCATACCGATGGGCGCACTGTGGGAATGATTAATTTTTTTCCGCATTTTTTCGATATTTCTCGGGTCCGTGTTCCTGCGGAACGAAGCGCTTGGACCCTTCGAAAAATTGCGAGCCCGATTTCTATTTCTGCTCCGAAATTACGTCCTGCCTATAAACATGCGGCGATGGAAAAAAATACATTACCTATTCGAGGCCGCAGTTTAGGCAGTGAACCGATCGATCGGGATTTATTAAATTTCGTTACTCGCCAAGTAGAGGGCGAGGGTTGTCCAGATCTTCGAATAGACGACGATCCTGTTTGGCAGCGAGCAGTGCAGTGTGAAGGGATGGCGCCAACTATCGCTGCGCTATCTTTGAATGGTGTTGTTTTGCGGGACGGAGAATTGCAAAGATTTTTACATCTTAGTCGAGAATCTGTCCCTAAATCGCTTGACTTAAATAATGTCCCTAACAGACTATTATTGTTGGCTCGTTCTCTTGTTCGAGATCGTTCGATGAAAAATCCCGAATTCGAGCAACGAGCTGAGCGATCAACCGGATCGACCAGATCTGCAACGAAAGTGGCAAGTCGTCAATACGAAGCCTATAAAAAATTACTGGTTTCGGAATTGAGTAGCATCGTAAAAGTTGCATCATCTGTACGAGTTCGAACTGTACTGCAACCGGAAATCATCGGTGAGATGTTTTTCAAGTCCGCAGTTTCAGTGGTTCCAGAAGTAGCTTGGCTGCCATTCGCAGTGGCAATTACTTCTAAACGATTTGTCTAAGGAGTGAATAATGAAAATTGGTGACCTGCTGAATAGTCTGCGGTCCGGGGATGGTGAAACCGAGAAGCTCGCTGCGCAGGATGGTACGCAAGACGCAGAGACTCTGGATCCGGAAACTGAAAAACTGGCCAGCGAAATTGCCGAGGCAGGCAAAATTTTTGCGGATAGTTTTTTAGATCGGATTGAGGAAAAGACTGCTGCTCGCGCCACCGATCGAGCTTCTAGCTCACATGCAATGGGCGGTGCGCGAAACTCGACTTGGGGTAGTGTTGCCGCGAAGCTGCAAAAGCGACACGGCAAGGCAGTTACCGATGTCGACTCGGGACACACCCGAGCTGAACATGCCTATCCGCGAACAATTGGTAAGTCCAAGTCACCTCGAAAAGGAGTGAAGAACATGTCTTTGGCTCGAATCAATGCTGCTCGTGAACAGAACGAAATCAACGAAAAATTGGCCGAACTGGAAAACACCTTCGGCAACGACCCGGTTTTCTTGTCTACGCTTGATGCCGCCCTGGAGATCGTGACGAACGAAGTTGATGCTTCGCCGTTAGAACATCTTAAAATTGCCACCGATCTCACACTGGATCAGCTCAATTTGGCTGAGTCTGATGAGGATGTGGAATTTGCCGTCAAGTGCGCTGAAGAGGCCGCGATCGCTGCATTTGACGCTGGGGTTACGATTGAGGATGTTGAAGCGTTAGACGCCGCTGGCGCCGACGCTTTTGGTCGAATGTTGGCGTCGGTCGTCGGTCCTCAGTTAGGACAGGAATAACAGATGCGGTCGCAGTTTATTCGAGATCTTTGTGCAGAAGCATCGCGGTCTGAGGATTCCTCCGATCACAGTCCCTCTGTGCAATCGGAGAAAACTGCGACGGCGCAGTCTCTTTTAGAAGAGATTGACGCCGCTTTGGGCAATTCGGAAGCATCTGCAAAGACTGCCAGAGCAGGTAAAGTGGCTCTGGCGAAATTGCTGGCTGCTGGCGATTTGCTGAGACGAGGAGGCGCCTATGCCGATGATCAAAATCGCGGCTGAGACGCTTCTAAAGGTTAGAGAGAAACTGGTGAAAACAGCTGCTGTGGAAAAACTCGCTGAGACGCTCAGACAAGAAAATGACGTTCTCAGGCGCACCATGCAGTTAGTGGCCAGCGGTCATCTCGATCCGGAAGTGGCGCTCGACAAGGTCGCGGACTACAACGCTAATCCTGATGCGTTGAGGGCAGCTGAGGCGGTTTCTGAACTTGGTGGAATAGTATCCACAAAAATCGGAACCACTGAAGGAGCCGCTCTGGAATCCGATGATGCTGACGGAGGTAGCACTCCCGAAGCACGATTTGCAAGTAGATTGGCCAGTATCACAAATCATGTTTAATGGGAGTTCTTAGATGCGAGAAACCACCTCCGTAACGGTGCGGTTGAATGCGAAGCTGGAGACTGTGAATCTGATGCAGATTCCTTCTCCGGCAGACGGCAGTGTTATTCAAGACGGGTACTGTGTGACCCGAGATAGCAACGGAAAAGCTATCCTTGCTGCCTCCACGACCACAGTCCCTTTTATCGTATACAAAGGTAACAACCGGTCTGACACTCAAGACAGCCAAGGATCGCCGATGGCGGACTTGGACACCTTGCAATCGATTACTATCGAGACGGGCGGTTTATCGGTAATCGGTAGTGCTGGTATTGAGATTGGTCTTCCAATCAGCCTATTTGATCCTGCCGGTGTAGCTTCGGCCGCAAGTGTGGTTGTCGGCGACGGCATATCAGTAGGGGCGGGTGGGCTGCTGAAAATTATTGCCGCCGCTGATATGGATACTGTCACTATTTCGGACGCAAATCCGAAAACGGTCGGACTTCGTATTGCGGGGTATGTGACACGGGTGACTGGACAGATTGTCTGGTTCCAGTGGTTGGGCGGTACGATTCCGATCTATGGCACCGTCGCTTAATCTTAAATAGATAAAAGGAGACCATGATGAGTGTTTTCAATGCGCAGCAGATTAACGAGATGTTTGGTGCTGCCCTGGATGGGGGAACTGAAGCCACCGAAAAAATGGCTGAGGCGACCGGACTCTACATTCAAGACAAATTGCGCGAAAATTCTTTTGCGCGAAAGATTCTTAGTCCGCAGACAGTCACTCTTAGTGAACTGACTCGTGAAGTTGACGGTGAAGGCTTGTCTTATATTGACGATATCGAGCCGGATTCGGTGGCGATGGCGATCAATTGGCGCGGCGAGCCCAATCGCACCTACATTGAAGGTAAGCGGTACGCGATCAATCTGTCCACCATCACATCAGAGCGCATCCAAAAGTCTGAACAGGAATTGCGCTCGTATAAAATGCCTCTGCTGAAAGTGATTGAGCAGAACATTATCAAAGACATCCAGGAGACTATTGACGCTCGCTTTATGGCGCACGTCAAAGCTGGTTTGTTTTTGGCCACTGTTCATCGACATAATCAGCTTTTGGCTCGCTCAGAAATTACTTCGACTCGTAATTTTAATAACGAGGCGAAACTTTACGCTTATCTCTACAAACACGCGACCACCACAAACGGTATTATCACTAGTAATAGTGGTGCGATGTTTGATTTGTCCAATCTGAATGCTGACACCACCACCTGGGGCACGTTCACTCAGCCGGTGCGGCAGTCATACTTTGCAAATCTGATTTTAGGTGATCAGACCACATTTTCACGGTACGCTGTGTCTGAATTGGCTAAAGTTTTAGCTTCTCGCCAGTTAAAGCTCGGCACAATTTTGATGCACGAAGTGGACTTCGCCGACATCTTGGCTTGGACCGAAGCGGAAGCTGGTCTTCGAATTACCGAAGAAATTGTTGTGGGTGGATTTAAGTACACCACGATCGGCGGAATCAAATACGTCACTACAGTTCGCGATAATCCTGATATCGTGGCTCCCGGCCAGATTTTTGGATTTCCGGCTCCAGAATTTTTGGGCCGATACCTTGTTCTTGAAAACACCAAGTTCTTCATGAAAAAGGAAGGCCGCTTTATCAGTATGGAAGCGTGGGAAGATTTGGGAATCGGCTTCGGTAACATCAAAGGCATTGCCTGCTATCTGATGCGAGGGGCTTCTCTGACGATGCCTGCGCGTTGGATAGACGCCGCAGGCGCGGCGGAACCGGCAGGATCTGGTGGTAATACTAACGGTTACTGGAGCGGTACAGGCGGATTGGGCGGTAATCGATTCTTCATTCGCAACGTGACGCCCTCAAACGGTGCTTGGGTGGCGGGCGACTTCAGCGGCGTCAACGCGATCAGTCCTTTCACGAGCTATTCGCAAGCGTAATTGCTGCGCTGGGTCTGGTTCATTTTTTACCTCGACTTTGGTGTTATACTGAAGTCGAGGTTATTTTTTTGGAGCCCTCGATGTTGTTCTCTCATGAGGTCTTTGTACCGATGCCGTCGTGGCGTATTAACAATCGAGATTATCCTGGTAACATGTGGTTCCGGCTTACTCGAAAAGAGGCTGAATTAGCTGTTCGAACCTACCCCGCCGCACAGATGCGGCTCTATACGCCCGGCCCTTCGTTGAATCCGATTGCGGTGGCGCCGCTTTCTTCAGAAGCGCCTGTCCCTTCTGAGTCAGTAATCGCAGATACAGTAGTAATCTCGGAACCGTTGAACGCTCCTGAGACGGTTTCCGAGATTATTACCCAATCTTCAGAGAATTCGGTAGAACCGGATATTTCTGATGTTTCCAAAGAATCAGATATCGCCTCGAATTTCGATGATGATTTGTTTGATATGGGATCGCCAGAACCAGAGGTCTTGACTCCTGAGAGTCGGATCCAGGCTCGATTTCCTGAGATGGCTCCCGCTACTATCGCCGAAATTATGAAAGTCGCGGGCAGCTCTCCTGTGAATTTGGGGGTAGCGCTAAGTCGAGTTAAAAAAATTGGGCAGAGACGAATCCCTGAAATTGTTAAGATATTGCAATCATGAGTGATCCAATTCTTCCAAGTGGCGCGGGCCAAATTGCAGTACCGCTTTCGTTTGTCCAACAGGTACGCTTACTGGTTTCAGACGAGCCGGAGTCCAACGATTTAGTTGAGGGACGTGAATTTTCGGACCCTGTGCTAGCAACACACTTGGTTGCCATCCTTCAGGACTACAACAATACGCCGCCCCCACTACCGTTTATTAGTTTCACGGAGTTGGCTTCACCTCGATCTCGAATGGGACAGCTGCGCTCCTACATGTTCGAGGCGGCAGCAGGCCGGGCCTTGAAATTTGGCGCAATACGGGGCGCTCGAAATTTTATGCAGTATCAGTCGGGGAGCGTTAACTTTAACTCGAATGCGAACTGGCAGGGAATGGCGGAGTTGGGCGCTTCGATGTTGCGAGAATGGGATTCTCGAAAAGTAGCTGTCAAGATTGCGATCAATTTAGAGGGCGGGTATTCAGTGGCCCACTCAGACCTACTTAATCCTCAATTTCTGGAAAATAACGGGATTATTTTAATCACTGGCGGAGCGTTTTAGTCCGTGGCCCTTCCAAGAATAATTACCGCAGATGTCATCCGTCAAACAGATGTTAGCTATGTAATTTTTTGGAAGGTAGCGCTCCCCTCAATTGTTCCGCCGACAGTTCGCCTTCGAATTCATCGATCATATGCTGCCGCCAGCGGCTACGAGGTCATTGCAACAGTTAACTTGACCGATGGTGTTTATATTGACTCAGAACATCAGGACTTTTCCAAAGATCTTACGGCATTTTATCGCTTAGAGGTTTTTGACTCGGTCGAATCGGCTACATATGGCCCTTACGAGATTGAAGCGTCGCCAGATGTGCACGCCCGATTTATGATCCGGCAGATGCGATTAATGCTGCGGAATATCGGCGCCACCCCAGTGCTAATTTATCAGGCCGCTCGTGGAGACGAGACCAAACGATGCCCGGAGTGCTGGGATGTAGTTTCTCAGATGATTATCGCCTCTAACTGCACTACGTGTGCCGGTTCTGGTTTCGTTGGTGAGGCTCAAGGGTTTTATCTGCCGGTTTTAACGTTGATGGATATTCGTCCTGCCGATAATGCTAAATCAGTGGAGGATACCGCGCAGAGTCCTCGAATATCAACAGGTCGGATGAGCAATTTTCCGCGACTGAGAATTTCCGACGTGGTTCGCGAAGTCAACACCGGGCGCCTGTGGATCGTGGTCAATGTAACGCCCATTCAAAAAGATCAGCGGGCTTTAATCAGTCAAGATCCGGTGACCTTGAAGGAAGTGAAGCATCGGGACGTGGAATATGATCTTCCGATCCCGGCTGTGATTACGCCGATTTTAACCCGACGCCGAACGCACAAAGAAAAAATACTTAGACTGGTTAATGACACTGCAACTCTGGTGGACGTGTGGGTATGATTGATTTGAGCATAGGATTTTTTGATGAGCTGGAAAAAATAGCCATAAAGATCCCCTCGTTACGGCACGTGATGCACTTAGCGAATCCGTCTACTTCTGGATACGTTAAACCTCCGAATCCTCATGTGAGGATATCTGGGGGAGCGTCTAATGTCGGCTTCTCTCGCCCTCCGACCCCGTCAACTGCTTACGCTGGGATGGCTCGTAAACGGCCGTTTTAACCGTTGTCAAACCCAGGTAAACCCCCATACTTAATTAGGAGATGCCCATGACCCCTGAAGATAAATTTGCTGAAGCACTGGCTAAAATCACCGGAACGTTTCAAGAAAAAATTGCTGCGGCCTCGCCGGACGTGTCTTTGCATAATATGAAGCTGGCAGAAGTCATCGATCATCCAAAGTTTTTCGAAGGCTTTCATGCGCGAATTACTGAACGCATTGGCGATTTTTCCGCTTTTATGAACGCCTTAGATCGGTAACCATTTGTGGTTGAGTCAGTAAACAGTCGTCTCGGGGTTGCCGACCTGGGTGAAGAGCACTTAGTCGGCAATCTTCTTTTATACCCAAGAAGAATCATTTTGGAGTTGTTTAGAAAGTTGTTGCAGCAGGATGATTTATTTACTCCGAAAACGGCATCGGGTTCCAGCGTTCAACGTAATCCATTTCTATTAGAACTGGCCGCAGATGGGGTGACGCCAACTAAAACCAGCCGCATCGTTCTGGCGGATTATGGAAGCGAAAAGTTAATTCAGGAAGAGGTTCGACCCCGACTAATTATTGAACGTGGGTCTGGCAGTTTTGCCACGAGTCGACTCTCATCGCACAACTCACAGACCAGTTTCGGCATGGGCACTGTGCAGGAGTTTTCAGCATTATTTGAATCCTCGATTAACATGCGCTGCGTTAGCCGCGTCAAAATTGAGAGCGAACTGATGGCAAATATGGTGTTAATGATTTTAGCTATATTCGCTGATCAGATTCGTAAACTATCAGAGTTAGAACACATATCCATGCCTCAGGTAGGGACAACGTCTCTTGAAAAGGCAGCAGGGGATGCGGACCAATGGTCAACCCAGGTGCAGGTTGGCGTTGGTCAGGCGATCAACTGGGATTTATCAAAAATTTCGACCACAGTTCTGAATGATATTTGTGTAACTGTGGCTGTGCAGGAGTAGAAAATGAATTTTCGTCCGGACATCACGATCAACCAGATTTTCAGAACTCCTTCACCATCGCCTGCTGCCTCACCGATGCCCGCCGTTCTTGTCGGTATTCAACGACAGATGGTATTTAAAGGATCGGCTGGTACTTATTTGGGTGGTCAGGCGAACTCCTATGATTTTCCAGATTTAGTTGCAGGTTCGGCCGTTGAGTCCGACGAGCATACCGACACCTTTTTACATCCTCGGGTGTATATCAGTAACGAATTTGGTGATGCTGAAGTTACCGATGATGTGACGTTTGAGAATCTAAATTCTTCTATCGCAGTTCCGACGTTTGAAATTGCAACGAATGCCGAGGCTACCTTTGCGGTGGCATCCGGTTCGTTGGGAAATTACTCATCCACTACTGGTTCGTTTACTGATGCGTCGGCCGATTTTATTGCCGGTCAGATCGGTGCCGGAGATACAATTAAGCTCAGCGGCGTTGATGCGTTTTCTGTCACTTCTCTCGTGTCGGATAGTGAGTTAGCCGTCACCAGAATTAACCACGGTCCTGATGACGCTCGCGTAGAATTAAGCGCGAAAGACTCTCAGGGTGCGCGAGTTTTAACTTACACTGGCACACTTGAGGAGCGATTCGACGGATTCGTGGCGCAAGGAGTCAAGGTCGGCGATGCTGTAACTTTTAACGGCTGGGAAGAACACACCGCTACTGGAGGTCTATCCTTTACCGCCACAGCTTCTGATGAGCGTACGCTGACCGCTACAGGTCAGTTCACTAATGCGGCAATCGGCGACATCGTAGTTGTTCGAGACGATGAGAGCGAATTAGAGCCAGCATTTCATCTTAAAACTATTACGTCAAACAACGTTGCCGTTGCGGCCAATATTCGAGGAACTCTACAGGATTCTTTAGTCGCTGGTTCATCGGGATATCCTGTTAAGTATTTCGAAATTAAGCGGCCGACCACCCGTCGAGTTATTGGTGCTGCTAGCGCGACAAAGCTGTCAACGGGATTTTTCAGTGAACAGGATCCAACACAAGTCCGCACCTTTACTGACTTAAACGGCGTGTTCGGTGCCGTTCAGGCTAACGACGTGGTCATGGTGTACGCCGCCGATTCCGGCGTTTTGGCTAATATCGTAATCACTGGAACTAATACGATCACCCGTGCGGACGGGGGCTCGTGGTTGACTGATGGCTTTGAAGCTGGCATGACTGTCCTGATAGCCAGTTGTGACACCGGCGGCGGTACTGCGAACTTATTGGAATTAACGATCGACACGGTGTCCGCCACCGTCATTGTTGTCGAGGAATCGACACTGACTAATGATGCGGATGCCGATTCTGTGCGAATTATTAGCGCAGATGTTATGCCCTTGTTCGTAGTCATTTCTGTTGACTCTGGGACAACCTTAACAGTTTCCGACTACGCCAAAGGCGTAAATCTGACGACTGCTGTCGGCGGACCTTTGGTCTACAGTATTTACTCGTTTACAAACGTCACGTTACCCTCGACTGTGGGTGCAAATGTGTCATTTGAAGGAACTATTCAAGTCGCAGAACGTCGTGTAATTCAGTGGCGTACAGCCTTCACCTCTGTGACTGTGCCTGAAGTAGGTTCTACCGTCTTTAATGATTCGGGAATCTTATTGTTTGAGGTGACGGATGCGGCAGTAAGTGTTCCAGCCAATACTACTAATTTGAATTTCAGCAGTGCCGCCGATACCATTACTCGTACAGCAGGCTCATGGGTTACTGATGGATATGCTGTCGGTGATTTTATTGAAGTGGTCGGTTCTGAAAATACTGGCGAAAATGACGGCATCTTTAAGATCACCGTCCTAACAGCCACCGTAATAACCGTCGAAACGGCTGCCTATTCCGGCACGGGTCCTGCGTATACCGCAGGTATCCCTGCCACTAATGCAACCGATACCGCCGCGACGGTACAGAAGTTAATTGTGATGGATCATGCTTCGGCGGGATTTGATCTCCCCGATGATGACCTGATCAATGGTATTTTCTTGTCGATCCGTAACGACAATTCTTCGGCATATGAGGTAATTCGAGTTAACTCAGAAACCTCGATCACTGTCCGTCATGAGGTCACAGGTGACGAGGTCACCAATGCGGTCGTGATGGGCCTCATTACGTCGATCACCGTGCCGGATTCGATCACCAACAGCAGCTATACAATTGATAAGACCCTGACTGGGGCTGCACTTTCTGGGGATGTGTTGATTTCGTACGCGGCTATCCGCAATGACTCCCTTACAGAAATGCGTGAGGTTAATCAGGGCACTGCGGAGAGTATTGCTGGTCCGGCAGTTCCTGGCAATCCTCTGGGATTTGCTGCTGCTGCGGCGTCTTCACTTGGAGTGCCTGTTTTTGTAGTGCAGGTCGGCGCCGAAACCGCAGCGGCATGGGCATCGGCTCGTGAGGTGTTATCGACGGACTCGGTCTACAACATTGCTCCCTTGACACAAGACGAAACTCAACTAGGACTTTTTCGCGCCCATGTTGAGACGCTCAGTCAGCCGGAGCATAAGAGCGAGCGCATTCTGTGGCAGTCTCACCGATTTGATTCAGTCGTGACACGGTACACCATGCCACTCACTGACTCCGCCGTAATTAAATATCCAGCCTCGGTACAGACGCTGGAAGTTACTCGTGTCGGTGGCTTAACTGAATTGGGGGTCATTGTTGGTGATGTTGTTACGGCAACCTACAACGGATATATTCCGGCGCAAGGATTCGTAACAGGTTCAATGACAGCTCGAATTCTCTCCATTTTAGAAAGTGGCAGCCTCACAACCCTGACACTACTGCCGGACACGACGATGCCTGCCACCCTTGCGGGTGGTGTGTCCTTGACTGCGTTGGTTATTACGTCAAGAACATACACTACAACTGCCTTGAAGGCGGCGATCGCGGCGTATCCCGGCACGATTGCCAGCCGACGGGTTCGTAATGTGTATCCCGATTCCGCGCTGGTGTCTTTTTCTGACACAACTAATTCGGCAGATCTTTCGACCGGAATATACGGCGGTGGAACTGTGACAAGCTACACCATCGGCGGATGGTTCATGGCTGCCCTGATTGCCGCACAACGATCGAGCTTACCGGCTTCCACGCCTTTGACAAATCGACCGATCTCTGGCGTTCGGAGGCTGATTACTCCGTTCAGAAGCACATCCGATGTGGATACTCTGATCGATGCAGGTAATTACGTGCTTCAGCAGGCGTCCGAGAATGCCTCCATAACTGCGATTCGTGCTCTCACGACTTTGATCACGAGCCTCGATTTCGCAGAGGAGTCGGTAACTGTTCAGATTGACTCGTTTGCTCGAAGACTGCGCCGACAAATTCGGCCTTTATTAGGCTCCGCAGTTTTAGACGAGGCATTTTTCGATCTGTTCTCGGTGAATCAGGCTGCTGTGGTTGATGACATCGTCAACGTTCGTCGAGAGCTGAGAAGTGCGCGATTAGTGGAACTTCGAGAGTCCGATACTCGGGCGGATGCGTTCTATGCCTCCTACCAAGTGCGTGCTTATTTCTCGGCGTCACAGGCTGAAATTGATATTTACGTCTAACGAGGTGGTAAATGCCGTCAAATCCTAATTCCAGAAGTTTCAGTAGCTGGCAATTTGCCTCGCAAAATGTTCAGTCTGAAATTCGAAATGGCAGGTATGTGTCATCCGAGTCGACTCTGCTTTTAGCAGGCCCGGCTCAGCTGTCACATATTCTGCATAGCGGTCCTGGTGATGCCATTCAGCTTCAAGGCAGTTTGATTCCTATTGGAATTATTCAGAATGCGTCATTTGCCCAGAATCGACAAGTTAGTCGATTATTCGAAGTAGGATCCAAGCGAGCCTATTTTGTACCTGGCCGCTTGTTTGCGCAGTTCAATCTTCAGCGGATTCTGTTCTACGGACCGTCGCTGATCCGTATGCTCTATGGCGCGGCGCCTATCAGTGAGTTGGGCTTCGGTAATCCACTTCGATTTGACGGTCAAGTCCCTCAAGCGCTGTCTGAGTACAGTGAATTGTTCGGTGACACACCAAATCAACGACGTCTGATTGAGTCTCCTGGTTTCGGGGAGCCGACTGCCTCCAATAAGCCTAATAGAGACTTTTTCATTAACTTGGCGTCGGATCTGTGCAACATCCCAACTGGCCTGTGCTACGTCTTTAAAGATCCGAAAGGTCGCCCCTACGGTGCGGCCTATTTGGAAAACTGCTACATCGAGTCCCAAGCTATGGGAGTTGATTCAAGCAACATCGTGGTGGCGGAATCAGTGTCTGGGCAGTTTGAAAAGATTGCACCAATCCAGTTGGTGACAAGCTCTTAGTCAAAATCCGGGCGGTCCTCACCTTGATCGAGGATCGCCCGTAATTTCATGACGGCGTCTGCCTCTACTTGCCGCACCCATTCTTTACTGACAGCAAAATCGACGGCAATTTGATTCAGGGTGTGGCCGCTCATATATCGGCGCATCAGTACATAGACTTCATTAACACTTAGCTCGTTTAAGGCGGTTTTTAATCGATCCTCATCTTCATGTTTGGCTAATCGATCGCAGATGTTTAATTCCGGTACAATTTTGTCGACAGCCTCATCAAGGATCACTGTGTGCTGAGCTTGCTCAGCTAAAAGAATGCGCGTGAGTGATGCTTGCCATCGACTCGTACTTGTGGCGTACTGAACAATTTCTTCTACTTCAGGGTCTCGCTCAAGAATTAACTTTAGTTCTTTTTGAAGCCGTGATAATTGATCTTGTTTTGCAGGCTGCCGTATCACCTTATTAGTGAATCGAGCGATTTCGTCGCGAATTAGTGAGCTGATCCACCATACCGCGTAGGTGGAAAACTTGTAGGGAGTTCCAGCTGGCGTTCTTTTTCGGACATCAAACTTGTCAATCCCATAGATTAATCCGACGGTACCGGCTGCGATTACGTCAGCAAACCATTGATTTTTAGGGCTCATGAAACGTTGTGCAACGGTCAGAACCATGCGCATGTTACGTTCGACCATAATGTCGCGGGAAGGATGAACGTGCCTCTCAACATGCGAACCAGGCAGACAATTTTCATGAATGAGGCATAGATGTTTATACTGCTCAGAATGCGACAGCACTCCCCGCGACAGAACATCGGCGCCAACGTACATATCCATGGTCAAGGCTCACAGGGATGATGTGAAGAAGTCCAGGAATCGATCGTGAATATGTTTCGACAAGAGGCACGGTACGTGATATACCATGAAGTCCCAATTTTTTCGAAAGATGGGGTTGTGGTCGGCTTCGGCGTAGATTCCGGGGAGCTTGGATAAATGATCCTGACAGTAGGTAAACAGCAGCTTTCCAATTTTTTCACGGCTTTGTTGCGGGATATTAAATACTTGAAATACAATTTTGTGAGTTTCAGGGCTGGTTACGATTATTGCGTGTCGAATTTTAATATCAGTATTTCGAATAAGCGTCTCAGAAAATGAAACGCTAGTCATGAGCTTGTCTCCGGACTGTGCTGCGTCCTGCACGTCCTTGGCTTCGCTTTCACTGAATTTTTGGGTCATTGACCAGCTCCTGTAGGATGTAGTTGGTAACATCTTCGCCGGACCGCAAGTAGTTGATCAAAACAAATTCATCTAACAAACTCAAGGCATGCCGTAAAACCAATCCTATCCAAACTGATCTTGGTATTCCAGCCTCCCAGGCCATGTCTCCGATTTTTAGTCGAAACGGTTTTGTGACTCTAAAACAACAGCGGGTATTTTGCGCGGCTCGATCGGGCGTTAAGTTTTTGAATAGATCCGGCCTATCAATTCTGATTTGCACTGCCAGTTTTAGGACATCAATTAATTTTCTGGAAGACGATTTAGCGATTCGTCTAATCAGACGATTAGTGCCTGAAGATAGATCACCTCGAATCATTTGACCCAGATGAGGTCTCTCCGGTTTCTGCGGCGGTTTTTTTGTTTTACCCATTCGTGACCGCAGTTTAGGCATAGGCAGAGATATGAGAGGCTTCTGTCTTCTTTCAGTTC